GTCGTTCAGCGTGCTTTCGCTTCGCCCTCGTTGGCATTTCAGCGTTCGAGTCAATCAGAGAAGATTTAACGATGTCCAAGTTATAACCAAAACATCGAATAAGCAGTAGTGCCATGAAACACTAGGTCCATTTCTGCCTATTTAATCCCCAACCTATTTTGTAGGGATTTCTTTAGCGAAGGCGTCTAGTTCAACTGCCTCCACCGCTGCTTCAAGTAATGCCATAATAGTTAATACCTTTTTATGTAATGTACGTCTTGAGCCTGAGTGCCCATCACGCCACGACGAGTACGTCTCGCGCCACTGAGTTCTGCATTACCACGCCTAAGGGTGCCTCATATTTATAGTGTCTCGCCACTGCGTTCATCCTAAGGTAGTGTTTAGATCGTGTTACTTTCTAAAGTGTGCGGCGATTCCCACGCCGCTTATACGGTCAAATTTAGCGTACTCTAATTTTTTACTACGCCGCTGGGGCAGGTGCTACAGGGGCTGGGGCTGGTGCAACAGGTGCGGCAACCGCTGTGATTGTTCCGACGATGGTGGCCTGATCACCGACGTTTAGTGGTTTCCCTGCGCGGGAATTTGGACCTGCGTTTGTTGACATTTAGTTCTCCTGTGCAGGAATGTCCTGCTTCTTCTTGTACGGTCCTCTCTTCTTCCCGAGTATAGGACCGCTGTGTCTCTTTATCAGTGTGGGATTTGCATTTTCGGCTTCTTCTCTTGTTGAAAAGTAGCCTAATTGCTTCCACTCTGAAGTTCTAGCACGCCACTTGTTTTTGTCTTTATCAAAGGTTACGTGTAGCTTGCCAAGCGGCCATGTGCTAGTCTTTTTGCCCATGTGTGCTGCACTCTGTTTTGCCTTCCACTGTTCAGTTCGTGGGTGGCTCTTTACATGCTGTATGTTAGCCTCTTTAATTTTGGCTCTCCATACTTCACTTTTTGTAGTGCCTTTGTGGGCGGAACTTTGTTTGCTGCGGGTTTCTGTAGAAACCACCGTACCAGAAGCGCCCTCTCCGCCTTCTGTAAGGTTTGCAAGACACCCTGTTTTTAAGTCTATACGACCATAAAAATTTATCAAAAAACACTCTGCAACAAATGCTTCTTTTTCAGATGAGTGATTTTGTACAACAATTCTGCTGTTGTCGTTAGGGCATTTTACCCTATGCAGTCTACTGGTAAACCCACGTTTTCCTTTTCCTTTCCCTACATAGTAGGGAGTGCCGTCTTCTCTCAACCACAAATACGTGTAGAACATTTACCCTCCAATAAGGTCGAGCGGGAGGTGTATTGGCACCTCCCAACTCTAGCCCAGGGAGCAACCCCTGAGGTTCTTACATTATATCATCGTCTCCAAGTTACGTACCTAAAACCTTTGCCATCGGTGGTTTTGACGAAGCCCTTACCTGCGATTTGTAAGGTTACTAAGTCTGACGCGCTGTACTCTTTGTCCCCAACTTTAATAGCGTCACGAATCAAGTTGTTGGGCCTTGCAGCTATATACACTGGTTTCCCTGTGGAAACTGACGTTGCTGCTGCTTTGGTTGCTACGGCCTTCTTGGCTGTGGCTGCTGCGACACGTCCTGCTGCGCTGCCCCCTTTAGCATATCCTGGGTAGCGGCTCTGGATGGTCTTGGTCACAATGTCGTTGGCAATTGCTTCCAACTTGGCATTGTGATATGCCACAATCTTGGCACGATCTGGAGACTTCTGCTTCCACATCGATCCAATCTGAGTCTGATACGCCTTGTCGGCTTTGAGTGCTTCATAGAAGCGCGTCTTGATTCCGTTGCCGAGGTCAACTTTAGTCTCGTACGGGAAATCTTTGAAGAAGGGCATCTTCAAGAACGAACCGAGATGCTTACCGAGCACGCGGTTATTATTCTTGTCGCACTCCTCTGCAACTCCGTTCTGGAATTCCTGAGTCTTGCGCTTCGCATCTTCCGTCTTGGTTGCTTCGAATGCTGCCTTCTCTTCCAAGAACTTTTTGCGCTCCGGTGAGTCAGTTGGTTCCACTGGCTTCGCAGTCTTTTCTAGGTCTGCGTACCAATCTCCCATGACTTTAGCAATCTGTGCCAGCATCTGGTAGTTGGGTGCGGATTCGCCTTTTTCGTTCTTTGCGTTCAAGGCTTCATTGATCTGCTTGAGCTTTACGTCTAGCCCTACTTCTTTAATGCCTTCGAAGAAGTGTGGAGTGAACGTATCGTAGTACGCCTGCGAATCGTGGTTCTTCAGTTTAGCCAAGAACGACGGAGCCAGCTTACCAAGAGCCTCAGGATGCCCTGAAGACTTCAGGTCGTCAATGACGTTATCCCATAGGCGGCTATCGGCCGCGTAGAGCAGTTCGTCTGTTGCAGCCACAGCGTCTGCTGCTTCTTGCATTTTAGCGTAGCCATCGGCACCCCCAATGGACTCAATGAACTGCTTTGCTTCCTTGGCAGCTGCCACTGTGGGGAACTCTGTCTTGTACGCATTGAACCTTTCATACGCGCCGTGCAGCTCTTTAACTACCTGGGCATTCTTGGGGTCTGAGTCCCTCATCGCTTTTAGGGCTTTGCGTACGTTGTCAGGGGTGGCCTTCGTGTCGATGGCCTTATCTGACTCTGCTTTTGCTGCGGCAGCTTTCTTGAAGGTTTCTACTTGCTCTGGTGTTTTTTCGCTGCCATCTGCATTAGTTGTTTCGGTTTCCGTGCCTTCTTCGGCTCCTTCAACTACTTCTGTTGGAGTTTCAACTACTTCTGAGTCTACTTCTGGTGTTTCATCTACTACTGTTTCTGAGCCTGCTGCTGGGTCTACGACTTGTGCATCCAAAGATGCAAAGTCAACTAGAGCATCGGACATAATGTTGAGTCTCTTTTCTGAGTTTTATTCTGAGTCTAACAAAGGAGGACCGTTAGGCCCTCCCCTGTTTATTTCTGTGGCGGTGCCCCTGCAGTTGGTGGTGCTTGTGCAGGTTTAGGCTCTGGGTGTTCCAGTGCCTGTGGTAGTACTTTGGCTGCGACCTTGTGGTTCAACGCTTGGTCTGTTTGCTGTTGGAACATATCAGGCGTGGCTTGAATTCCAGCCTTGCTTAATGCTTGAACAGCGACAGGTGGAGGCATCTTAGATACGTCAATGCTGATAGATTCAGAAGGTGGTTTGTCTGGAGCCTTGTTAGCTATAGCTATCTTCTTAGCCATCGCTACGTGTTCTGCCCAGTGCAAATGCACATTCTCAAAACCTGCGCGTTGCTGCGGCGTTCCATTCTTAAATTTTTGTCCTTCGGTGCTGTTGATCCACTCGAAGCACTCGTTCGCTTCAACCGCGTGGTTTTCGCTTTCATCTTGTGCCACAGGGATCGTACTGACCATCTTTGGCATTTGCTGCACTGCCTGGGTCATCTGGGTCATCTGCTGCACTAGCTCAGGGGGTACTGGTTGTCCAGTAACTTGGGCCTCATGTGCTTGCATCTGTATGTTTTCCCCTGCATCTTGCATCTGTATCAATTGCGGGTTTGGCATCGGACCTTGCCGCAGAAGAACTTCGAATTCTGACTTCTGCTTCAACGCTGATGTTGCGCCGGGAATCTTGATGCCCTTGATACGCAACGCACTGAGTACTGCAGGTGCGTTCTGTGGAGCCATCATATAGCCATTCAGTATTGGGTTCGCAGCGGCCTTGTCAATCATATCCATGATCTTGGTTTCTTTCTGTTGCCAAGATTCTGGGAATGCTGGGTTGCTCTCTGCGTAGCACAGCACCTTGCCACTAAGCAAGTTCGCTGTGTTCACTGTGACGTTTCCACGTCCAGGGATGTTCTGAGCTATCTCTTTACCGTCGCGGCATTCTGCCGCACACTCTACCGCTTGTCCTGCAGCTATAGCGAACAGGTCTTGAATATTATTCCACGGACATCCTACGCGCTGTAATGCTTGGTCGCGCTGGATGATTGCGTTTCCTACGGTGTTCTCACCAGTCGCTGCCCCGAATAAGGAAGGCAGTGCGCCTGAGATTTCTTCAGACAGACTTGTGATAAACCATTTAATGAAGTCTCCCAGTGCCGACTGTGGCTGCGGAGTAGGCTCGACCATGATGTACTGGTCCATCGTGGTGAGTCCAGGCTGAACCTGAAACGGTCCTGTGCTGCCTGGGACGTTGGTTTGTTTGGCTATTGCTTCCAAATCAAATGCTTCGGCGTTCATCCATTTCTTGGGGACGGTTCGTTTGAAGAAGTCGTCCAGAAGGTCAACCCAATCGTTGATTCTCTTCTGCACCGAAATAAGGGATGTGCCCATCGACCTGCGGTTTTGTCCTTTGCCTGATGTCGGGTGTCCGATAGCAAGATGTTTATCCATGCTCTCATTGCGTGCAAACGCAAATTCGGCACCTGCTCGCGCCATAAGCACTCCATCAGGAAATGCTTCTAACAACTCTGCCTTTGCCTCGTCGCCTACCGAATCATCAAGGAACATCGAAGGACGCAACCAAGTGTACTTGATCGTTGTGTGCCGTACTAAGGATTCGCCTGTTACGTAGTTGCCTACAACGGCTTGACGTACGTTCTCGCGTGCGATCCTGTCCAGCTGTGTTTCTGACATCCCATCGGTACCGACTGTGATCTTGCTAGCGATCCACGGAAAGGTTGCCCTTGCGGTGGTAACGTCTACGTCGAACATCAGCTGGATAAATGGAGTGTCTTTAAATTCGTCAACGGAAATGGAAATTTTGTGATCCAGTTTTCCGTGCACTGTTGTAACTTCTCGTCCCAACGGCTTCTTTGCGTTCTGACTGGAACCGCTTGCTCCAAGCAGCTCATCAATGGTATCGCCACCCTCTGCTGGGGAAGTTGTTTCGTCTATGAAGGACTCTTGTCCTTCTTGTCCAGTCGGGTCCATGTTAGGAGGATTTTGCTCATCCTCAGGAACCATGGGCTCTTCTATTTGGTCTTCTTCGAAGCCATACTTCTGCCCGTTCAATTCATAACGGGTCCATAGAAGTACACGGTCTTCGTTCCAAAAGATTCTTGCACAGTCAACTAGCAGTGCGTGTAGGTTGTTGTTTCTTGCCCAGATGTCTTTGAAACGGTCGGCTTCTTCTGCCGCTACGTTGTCCGGTCCCCATTCAGGATTCATGGGGAAGAACTCAACCTTTGGAATCTCGCGTGACAGAGCGGCAACGATGATGTCGCCTTTGGCTCCGTACACGTTCGTATCATAAATCGAGTTGTGATTGTTCTGCGAATTCTTTCCAAAGCCCGTACCAGAACCTGGCAGTTCCCAGCCACCTTTACGTGCTCTCAGCAAATGCTGGTAGCCTCTTTCAAAATGAAGAGCCTCCCAGGCCTGCTCCACTTCCATTCTTCGCGCCGCAACATCGGTCTTTGTTGCGATGTTATCAAGCTGAATCAATGCGCCTCGCGCTTTGTCGCTCAGCTCTGCAAACGGCTCTGGACTGTAAGGGAACGGTGCGTATACACCCAGAGGGCTGTCATTAGGACTTTCAGGCTGGGCGTCAGTTCCGCCCTTCTTTCCACCTTCAGTGCCTGTCCCTACATCAACAGGAACGTCATTCGTTGCCATATTCCCTCATCTCCCTTTACTACTTCTTAATGCCGCATTGCGGCAAACCCTTTGGCCGATGCTTTCATGTGCTTAACGTGAGAGCTATCTCTCGGCTTGGGTTCTTTCTGTGCTGCTGTCAACTTCTTATCTTTGGGAATGCCGAGGGCTTCGTGCAGTCCGCCTTCATGGACTGTGAAACTGCCCTTGTCTCCCAGGTTGACATTATGTTTCTTATGTCCGATTGCCATGGGTTCTCCTATGCGGCTCGCATTGAACCGCGTGCTAATTGACCTCGTTGCCTTCGCATTGCTGCCTTTACGAATCCCCATGGTCACACGCTTGAATGACGTTGGGTTCTGATCCTTGGCAGACAATGGAGGCTGTTGCGGAGATGCGTTCAATTTTGTTCTACGTCCCATTCCTACTGCCACGTTTCCACCTCAATTTTGCAGATGCACTCATTTTCTTTTTTGTTTCTTCTGAAATGAACCTAGTAGCCATAGCCAAACTTACTTTTTTCTTGTGCTCGGCACTGAGGTGTCTTCCAAGAAATCCTTTACTAAGGACTCTTCCTTTTAATGCATCGCTTATCTTTTTGCGCTGTTCGGTAGTGTGCTTCTTTCCCATGTGGGATTTTCTAAGTCGCTCTATAGTTTCTTCTGAGCGTTTCATTCCTGTGCAATTTACTTTAGGAGGATTTTCTCCTCCATCGGTAAGGTTCCTAAGAAGCCCTAGTCCCAAATCTTTGCGACCATAGTACCAGATAAGGGCTACTTCTATTTCAAATGCTTCGGATTCATCCTTAGCAATATAGAAAACAATTCTACCCAAAGGAGGAGCACTTCCAACTCTGTGTTTTCTATAGGCCCTTATGCCTGTTCCCTTTCCAACGTAGTAAGGAGAACCGTCACTTCTCAACCACACATATGTATAAAACATTTTATCTCCTATCAAGATCGAGAGGGAGGTGTGATAGGCACCTCCCAACTCTAACCCAAGGCCGCTAAACCTTGAGATGCTTCAAAACTCTAGGCCGCACGCATACTTCCGCGAGCAAGTTGCCCACCGGAGTCTATACGAGGACGTTTCCTACGAGGAGGAGTTTGCGGTGCCTCTCCCTGCAACCAACTAGGCAATGGCGTGGAATTTACAGCTGCCATGTCCTGTGCGATTGGCTGCTTCTTCTTCTTTGGTGATCCTAGGCCAATCATTTTTCCTCCCAGAAACGGCAGTATGCTACCGCGTGTACCTTGACATCACCGTTGGGAAGTTTAGGACGCGCAGACAGTTCCTTCATCTTCGGCCCATTGCATCCACTCTCCGACTTGACGAAGTGTTCGCAATTGAAGCAATGCTCCGAACTTCCTGGGTGATGCGACTGATACCCAGTCTTTGGTTCCTTGATAATGCTGAAGACGGTCTTAGCCATTGGTTTTCTTTCTTCCAAGGCCAGTTGCTTTCTTCTTCTCTGGCAGAGTTTTGAAATCGGTGGCGCTGGACCACTCTGCCAACTTACTCTTCCCTCCAACTTTCTCGGGATGAGCGTACAAAAATCTTTGTTGCGCCTTTGACTGGAACGGCATTAGGAAGCCTCCGGGTTTTTCTTTTGATCGTTTTCGTCTCTTTGTCCGCAGATGACTTTGGCCGTCCAATCGCCGTTTGTTTTGGGATACATCTCAAAAACTCCTGCCTCATCCATATCTAGAACTGTCCTGTCACCAAACAACAATTCACTGATCCTTCGACATGCTGACCCAGATAAAACCAAAAGAAATGGCCCATCCTTTTTGGATGATTTTTCTTTCTTCTCTATCCAAGAATCCAAACGATCTGTAAACTGCGCATATGACTCTCCGTCTGGTGCGGATTTGTGCGGGTTTGCAATCAAGTCTTTGACTACCTTCTTATTGGGTTTCTTTGGGTCGCCTGCCATGCTTCCCAAATCCCAAGTCTTGATGTCGTTAACTACTTTCACACTGGGATCAGAAGTTATACCGGATTTAAGTATGTTTGCAGTTTCTTTGGTTCTGAGAAGATCAGCTGTAAATATGGTAGTGATTGGGAGTTCTTTTAGATGCTTTGCAAGAACTACTACTACGTTCTTTCTTCCTTCGTCATTAAGAGGAAGGTCCAACCAACCGTCCGAACGATGCAAATCATCCAAAGCAGTTTGCCCATGACGTACGCCATAAATCTTTTGCTTAGCCGAATCAGACGTGTGCTCAGCATCATAACGTCTCTGCACAAACTTTGATCCAAACTTTTTGTATGGATTTGTAGTTGATTGGTACATGACTGTTCCTTAAACGTTGTCCGAATTTACAGCCAGTGATGGCACTGTTACACTAGTCCCTGAATTGGTCAGTTGCACAGTTAAACTCGCGTTGCCGCTGCCAGAAATAGCCGTAACTATTCCTAGGACACTCACTTGATCCCCTGCTACACCGAAGTGATGACCGTCCTGACTTACCGCAGTATGCGTTGCATCTGCTGCGAAGTCCGGTGCCTTCATATCCTGCGCGGATGCTACGAACGTGTTTGCAGACCATGGGACTTCCACAGTAACTTGTGCCGTGCTGCCGGAACCTGAATAGGAAGATCACTCTCCAAATGTGCGACTTCCCTTGCTAGATGAGAATGGCTCAGAAAAACTCATCTCTTTAGAAGTAAGTAGGCGTTCTTCCCAGTACCGTGTAATTCTAGGCGCCCAGTAAACTCGCCCCAAAGGTCGTTAATATGGCCTTGTGGTTCTCGACGCCAGATTGCGATTAGGAGCCGTTTTAACTGTCTTAGCTTCAAGCTGTGATTCACACTCACTTCCTAAAGCTATCACTGGCCGGATTAGGCGATGCGGGGAGAAGTCCGAGGAAGTCTTCAATGTGAAGGCATTCTTTCAAATTAGGGCACGCGTCATTGGGTTTCGCCACTGCGATCTTCCCGTTACAGTAGTCATTGCCCGCTGTCGCATCGTAGAGAATGCCGACAACTGGCCCGCCATACCCGAGCAATACAACCTTGTCACCATTCTTTGCTACTCGTCCATTCGCGTAGTGCATAACATTCTCTCCTGTTGCGCCATCGTCGGCGCTTTCTTGGCGACCCGGGCATGATCTCCCATGTCCTCCGCCAAAGGTTTCGGAATCTCTATGGTGCGTTCCTTGTAAGTTCGGACTCGGTTACGCCGCTCAGCTTTATAATACTTGGTAGCGTGACGTTGGTAGCAAATGGTGCGCCGTAGAGGACTCGAACCTCTGGCCTCCACCGTGTCAAGGTGGCGCTCTAACCAGACTGAGCTAACCGCGCAAAACTCGACTCGACCTTGTACTGTCACGCGGTCTCCCGCGTTTACAACTTTTCCATTTGCATTGAATGCGGCCATGGATTACTCCAGTCCAGGCATCTGGAAGCCATCTTCCTCTGCCGCTGCAGGTGCTGCGTGTTGCGCTGGTTTCTCGCTCTCGTCAACTTCTGGTGCATGCATGCCAGCAAGTTTGCGACCAGCTTCGTGCGCTTTGTGTCCGTCTTCGTGCATCTCGGTGTGCATATGACCATCTTTGTGGTGTGAGGTGACGGTGTGGCGTCCAGCTTTCTCGTCGTGATGTACAATGATTTTGTGTGCAGGGCCATGCTCTGTTACGACTGGATGCTGCTCGCCTTCATGTTGCTCTTCGCCTTCGTTCTCTGTTTTGTGTTCTGTTGCGCCCTCTTGTTCACCTGCTTCGAATTCTGGGGTTTCTTTAGCTTCGTGCTCAGGGGACTGCTCACCTAGTTGGTGCATGCCGTCTTCGCTGTGCATTTCATCGTATTTTTTACCTACCATCGCGGACCCGAACTTCTTACCGGGACTTTTCTTCGACTCGTACATTTTCATCTCCTATGTGCTTCTCTAAGTATTCTGCCGCTAGTCTGCAAAGCTCTGGGTTATCTCCAAAGAATCCTATTCCTACATTACATTTCCTGTGAAGAAACTCCCTTAGCTTATTAGTCTGGTGGTTATGATCTAAGTAAGCATCGTCGCCCAGAGGTAGTTTGCATAGCCCGCATAAATCTCCGGCGTCCCTTTGCTTCTGACGCAACGCCAAGTATGTCTCTAAAGATATACCAAAACGTTTGCGTACATTTTCTACTCTGCGGTCCCGGTTATCTGGGTGTGTTTTTCTGAACTTTACCTGATAACATGCTTTACACAAACCTTTGCCCTGGTACTCCGCTTCTGGGTGACAAGTGGGCACACTTCTTGAGCCAGGAATTCCTGTTGGCATTTCTCCTCCACTAAGGTCGAGAGGGAGGTGTAGTGGCACCTCCCAGCTCTAACGCTGGGTAATTAATCCAGCGATTTTACTTACTGCATCCGCCTAAAATTTCTTTGATCTTCTTGCTCAAGCTCTCACACGAAGTGCATGTGAACTTCTCGGGTTCCGAATAGCCTGAACTAGGAACCCAACCTTTTCGCTGCGAGAGCGTTTGTTTCTGTTTGCGAGTAACTTCGACGCGGTAAGCTTCTTTGCCGTCCACTTCTTCGCAAGTGATGTAGATGTTGCTGATCTTTTCTTTAGCCATTGGCTGCTGCCTTCTTGGCGGCTGCTGCCGCTTCTGCTGCGTCTAACTCTGCGTTCTTCCTGTCGTGCTCTTCAACCTGCAGTTGCCATGAGGACTTCATGGGCGGCGAATTGAAGTTTAAAAAACTAGGCTTCTCTGGGTTCTTGGCTGATGGGTCTATGCCAACACGGCGGTTGACGTTGACTTGGTACATCGCAACCGTAGCAGATAATTGCACTTTCTCACTGCGTAGTTCTGAAATCACTATGTCTTTCTCTTGACGAAGTGTTTGCATGTCCATACGCAGCTGCGCAAGGTCGCCCTCCAGCCTGCGTATCAAAGACGAGTGAAACAAGTCTTCGAAGAACAGTCTAACTTTTTCTGCGAATCTCATTGAGTCTCCAAAGCGCACAGCAATGCGCGTGCGAGCTTTAGTAGCACATCTGGAGACAGCACTGCAGCTGCAGTGTCACCGCATGTTCCGTCTCCCCACGCTGCTGATCTAACAGTTAATGAGATGTCCCCATTTTCTTCTCGGTTAATCGACACATACTGTGGGTAATTACCAGGATCAGTGTGTGCAAATATGTTTTTTCTCATTGAGTCTCCCTATAATCAATCTCTTTGTCGCCTTTACTGCAGTTACAGGGCAAACAAAGAGGTTGAATATTTGAAATCCAGCTTGTTCCGCCTTTTGAAATCGGCAGCACATGGTCTGCAGTTAGTGGTTTTACTTCATCGCAACATAGGCACCTATTGTCGTATGCCTCGCATAAGTCTAACCACTCTTGGGCAGTAAAACTTCCACCTGCTTCGGTTTTCTTTGTGCGCCTAGCAATACAGTATGCAAGGTACTGAGTTCTGTGCTTCTTTGCATACGCTGACGACACCGAGTTTACATGCCCTCTATCTTTGTCTCTCCATCTAGCACTAGCTTCTTTAGCCCTATCTGGGTGCGCAGCATAATACCGTGCGCTTCTAATACGTGCGTTCTCCTTCTTTGTTTCCTCAGAAGGTTCAAATCCTTTTTTCGGTCTTCCCATTTCTCCTCCATATAAGGTCGAGCCTAGGGTGTATATGGCACTCTAGGCTCTAGCTCATGCTGATCAAGGCATGAGATTCTTCAAATTATTTATTCATCCAAACTGGGGACTCAGGCTGTCGGAAGCATACAGTTCTGTTTTCTTGCTCTGCGTTCTTCTTTTGTTGGTAAAACCACGCAGCGAGTGGATCGGTTTTTGCTAATTCTTTTACTCTGTCTCTGTACACATCCGCCGCTGGTTTGTTCTTCGCCCCTAATTGCCCATACAGTCCGTACCGGAACCCGTCGTATGCATCATCCCCCTTGGCGTCTACTTTAAGAACGTCGTCCATCAAGTCAGGATTTCGCATCAACGAAGGTATTGCTAGAATTATCTCCTTGCAATTATCGAGTATGGCTAGTTCACCTTTTTTGAAGGCGTTGTACATAAATGAAGCCGAACTTATACGGTCTTGTGTTGCTCTCGTAACTGGCGGCAAGCCTACTGCACGCAGAGCGCGTGAGTACTCATCCGCTGGGGTATGTGCCATACCCGCTATTCCTGCGCCGCTTCTGTTGAACTTTTCATGAGAGAAGAATATATTTTTAAGTTTTACTTGTGTGCCGTTTGGCAATACGCATTTCTGTTTAATAATGGATGCCAACTGGTCGAATGTCTTGCCTCCGGTGGTAACTACTTCGGCAAAACAAACTGTCTTAAGATTATAATCTTCCCCTACTGCATTCTTTACTAGGGCCTTGGTGAATAAATATGTGGCATTAGCGTGCTGCATGCCCCAATCGGCTCCCGCCCAGCAAGGTTGATACTCTTGCCAGATAATTGCATCCGGTTCTTCTCGTAGATTGATGACGTGGTATGTTGGATCGAAGCAGTCGAAGTATTGTCCTTCTGTCACTCCATCCAAGCCGTACAGTACCTTGTCACGTTTTGCTTTTGGCATTGACTCCAAACGTTGAATGATGCCAGGGTCACGATCTAACAGCTGCTGGTTATCCAGCACTGTCGAACGTTGGTACGCATACATGTTCGGGTCATAAATCTTGATCCACTGCCCCGACTCAATTGACCACCATGTTCCATCCACGTCTTGTCGCGCATCTTCTGGTGGGTTCCATGGACGCTTGTCTACAAACAGTGTTCTGTAATACTCGTAGTGCGGACCCAATGGGTTCGTGCACCCTACGATGGCAGGTATTGGCAAGTTTCCAGCGGCATCACGTGCACAAGCTGGGTTGACAATGTTACGTTGAAACAGCATCATCCATGCGTCTGGAGAGAACTGACCACATTCGTCAACCAGAATGGCGGGATATGCTTGTCCAAGATATTGTTCAATGTCTCGGTCTTTATTGTTCTGACAGTTGTGAACAAGCACACCATTGGCAAAGAACTCATGCTCTTCTTCAACTTGTAAGTCAAATACTGGTACAGGTTCTGAGGTAATCTGCTCGGAAGGCGTTGCCACAGTTAACGTCACAAAATCGTTTCTTTTTTGTTCTGGCGATAATTGGTTTGCCACATTCCCAGCACATGCTTTCCCACGGCTCGCGGAGCAACGGTCTTCCGCTGCGTCCAATACCATAGGGGGCGTGGTGAATTCTGTGCTCCCTAACGGGAAGCAGTTCGTAGTTGCTGCCATCAAAGGGGTTGTTAAGAGAGTTTTCATCCTTGTGATGAACTTCGAAACCCTGTGGAATAGTCCCACGTATGCTCTCGTAAATAGCGACGTGGAGATAGGCTTTGATTCCGTTTCTCCATCCTTTGTAGTACACGCGATCAGACCTTCTACTTGAGTCTGGATACCTGTAGTAGACAACATCTTCGAATACGACGGTTTGTGACACAGCAGGTGCACAGTCTTTTTTGAATCCCTTTGGCATGTAATCTCCTCTGCGGATTTCCATTCTCCATTGGCTAAGAGTTTGTGCTCTTTAGTCAGGCTTAATGGTCCAAGTTGGACGACTGCTTTGGTGCCAGTCTGCCCAGACCATAGTACACGCCTAAATCCTTTACGAGTCAATGTCGAGTCTTCTGTGGTCACTTCTTCAATGGGTACCAGACCCCGCTGTGTGGTTACTAACGTGCCTTTGGCAAGGCAGTGTCCAAATACCACTCTGGAGCCATTGTAAAGTGTGGCAACGTGCTTCGTTGAGTCGTACGTATACAACTCTTCAGGCATGAAAGTCTTGAAATCGGCAATCGCGCCGTTTTCCAATTCCTTGAAGTTTCTACGCAGCACCAAGATATTGCAGTTGTCAAACGCCAAGCAATAGTGCATTACGAAGTACATCAGCCATCCGCAGGTTTTACCTGATCGGATTCCGCCAGTGCTCAAATTCTGCGGTGCTGCTGGCTGGATGTAGGCTTTGCCATTTCGCACTATGTAGCGAAGCAGCTCCTGTTGCTTTGGCTGGAATTTGAAAATCTTATCAAAGTTCAGTGTCCCGTCTGCATTCAGGTAGTGCTTCTTTGGCTTTTCTTCTACTTGTTTCTTTCTGGGCACTGAGTTTGCCTCTATTTCTTGTTGGTGGTAATCCCTAACACTTCAGCAAAGGTCGGTGTAGTGGCTATCTTTCTTTCTTCCATCGGTTTTACATCCGGTGGGGAAACTACCAAAACAGTGTTGATGGGATTTACGACATTGCCTTCGGTGTCTATTTCTGAAGTGGGCGTCTTTCCCTCGACCAACGTGTGGAATAACTCAATCGCATCAAGCTTTACCTTAGCCATTCGTGCGTCTGGAAGTCCGGTCTTCGCGTCCGTCTCTACTTCCATGTGCACCATTTCAATTAACTCTTCGAAGGCTGCTTCACTTTCCGACACTTCTGAGTAGCGCGGACAGATGCTTGGCTTCAACGCACGTTTACGCCTTTTTCTGATGAACTCTTTGGTCGGTGGAAGTGGCACGCTTTTCTTTGCTACGAATTTTCCACCCTCGTTCCGCAATATGGTAACTGGCTGGCCTTTTCTTTGCATCACCATTGCAGTAACACCAGACGGATTCGATGAATCCGCCTGGGTTTGGTTCTTTGCTCCTGAGTCTTCCGACATTACAACTCCTTACAGTTTCTTGAAGGTGTTCGTAACCGCGTCAAAGGTGTATTCTACTTTATCAATTCCGTAAGTCTTTAAAAGACTTTCAATGTAAGCAGTGTACTCCTTGGACTTGCTTTCAACAATCTTCTGTAGGTTGTTGATCTGCATTGTAGCTTTAAGATACTCCAGCTCTGCATTGCGGAGCACAAGCTGTTCCTCTGCTTTAATCTCTACAACTGCTTTCTTGACTGCTGCTTTCACCTTTTCTTCAACCTTGGCAACTTCTGCCTTTACATCGCCCTCGACCTTGACAACTTCCGACTTGACATCGGTGGCGATTGCTTCTGCAACAGTCTCGGCCTTCGCTTCGACTGCGGCAACTTCTGACTTCACTTCCGCTTCAATTGACATTCTGAGCCTCCTATGTTTATTTAAGTAATCTGCCGCTTTAAGCAGCAACTCTGAGTTTTCCATGAAGTGCCCTATGCCTACGTTGCACATTCTGCATAGTAGTTCTCTAACCACTTTTGTAGTGTGGTCGTGATCTACGTTAGCATCTCTTTCTTTTTCTTCTATGTGCCTTCCACATATTGCGCATTTATGGTCTTGCTTTTCCAGCATAGATAGGAATTCTTCATAAGACAAACCATATCGTCTTCTTCTATGGTTTCTTCTCTGCCTATCTTTGTTTCTTGCTTTGAACTCTGGAGTTCTTTGACGCTCTCTATTTGCCTCAAGCATCAATTGGTAAACTTCTGGGTTTGCTCTACGCTCTCTCATCGAGTCACGTTTATAGCACCTTTCGCATTTCTTTTTGCAATAGATAGGTGCTGATACGTCTTTACATTCTGTGCTTATGCACATGTTTCCTCCGATAGTAGGTCGAGCCGAGAGGCTATCGGGCACCCTCGGCTCTACGTTGGGTAATTAGTCCAACGGTATTAAAAAATTGTAAGGCCACGCAATAGTGCGTGCTTTTTGAAGATTCCTTTGTCTGATATCATCTGACGTTTTTCTTCAAACGCTGGGCCATGGTCATCTCTCATTTCTGTGCTCACATGAATCATTTCATGGATGAGAGTTGCCAGCACAGCAGTCTTACCAGGGTTTTTGTTTTTGCTGATAACGATGACATATTTGTGAATCTTGTCATCTTGTTCCGTACCTTCAATGTTGCTTGTCCATGCAAAGTACATTTCTTCGAACTTTTCCTGCTCCAGTTCGTTGATCCACCTTACGCATGTGTTCTTGGGCAACTGGTTGTCGAAGAACTTGCGATTTATCTTATTGTACCAAGCCTTTAGAGTTCTGTCGGAACGCACTGCGGTTCTCCATGCTCGCCACGCGGTCTGCGTTTTCGAGCGTAGAAACAAGAAAGCCCCACTCCAGTGGAGTGAGGCTTGGGTCCGTAGTTACTCACCACGGAGGTGTTTATAAAGTGTCCCGCTGTCAGCCTCCACGCGAGGAGGGCTTACAAAACTTCAGGGTGCGGGTGAATCCCTTAGGCAACAGTCCCGAGCCAGTACCGGATCAGGGTTGGGATCGGTGTTGCTGTGCGTTGAGATGGCCGAGGAGCAACGCTTACTCCAATGCGGTTTCCGTACCCCGCGCCGTAGTCTGCGGCGAAAGCAGAGCGGACTATGCGTGGCTCGGGGAATCCTATGCCACGGCTTTCGACAAGCCTGACCGAACGCGCATTGTGCATCATCTACCGAATGCGCACTGTGCGGCGTCTTTTACCCCCATCGGGGAGTCAGGAACCCTATCGAATCTTTCAAACTGGTCGGCTTTGCGAGAGGCATTACTCGCTCTAACCCTCCCAATGAGGGACGTGCACCCATTTTAACACTTTCAGCCGTCAAACTTTGGTGGACCGTAGAGGAATCAAACCTCTATTTTTCCCGTGCAAGGGGAAAGTTCTCTCGTTAAACTAACAGCCCACGTTAAACTTTTGGAATCTTGTAATGCGTCTTCTTTGCTGCTTCGAGTTCTGCTATACATTGGTCTCGGACTTCCGATGAGATGTGCACTGTCGCTGCGAGCTCTATCAAATCTGCCATGCGCTGGTCAAACTTGTCTAGGCTATTTGCTTCGCGCAGTGCGAACAACGGCTCGTCATCCTGAGGGATATCGTCGCTCATAAGTCCTTAATGAGTGGCGCGGCTCCGTTGGCTTTAGGAACCGCGCACTGCTCAGGTGCACCTTTGTCGTTGCGTGTCTTTGGTTGCGCGTGACTGATGCAAGATTAAAGGGAAAGGCTGGTATGCGCAATCCCTATCACCAACAGCGTTGGCGTGGGTTATAAACTCTTGGCCTGGGCTTCGCTACCCTCGAAAGGAGAATACAAGGGGAAGCCCAGGCGTACGTTGCCGCGTTGCGCGGCGTAGATATGACTATAGACTATAGTATACACCCTACCCTCACCTTAGGTCAAGCCATCATCAGTAAGTTATTCATTTGCAATAGCATACACAGCCTCACTAAATGCCAACCGCTGTGCCTCTATTCGGTTTGCCCTAGCCTGCTGTTGTTTTGGTGACAGTTTTGATATGGCTAAGTCTATCTTTTTCATGCGTTTAGAAGCTATTTCTACTTCCTTTAGTTCGGTCAAGTATGCTTTTATGCTTTTCACACTATCTAGCATTTCCCTAGCATGGGCGTCTATAATCTGTGCTGGGGTCAGTAATTTCAGTGCTTTTTTTAAGTTCATTGCTTCACCTCTTTCAATGTGCTTACCTCGTCGTAAATGGTGGAGATACCCCACTGCTTCAGTAAACGCTCCGGTACGTAGTATGTATCTTTGAACTGCCTTGCAAACCTCTTCAAATCCTCACTGCTGCCCCAGTTGTCTTCTACCACTCCCAATTTTACCGCCAGTTTCTCGAATCGTGTTTTGTGCATAAAGCCTCCTGTAGAATAGTATACTTCATAGGAACCATAAAGTCAACAAAAAGTTTAGATCACTTGACCTTAATGGGGGGTGCGTGATAATATAAAACTGTCCTCCTGGGCAGATACTAAGGGATATATATAGGTCACTGCTAGGCTTTTGCTTGTATCTATTTGATAATTAAATAGATAGAGGCTTTTCTAGGCAATATCTATAGAGGTAAGTCATTGATAACAAACAAAGAACGTAAAGCACTGAGTAAAGAGCGGCAACGGCTAGGCGAACTGCTAAGGCTTTGGGCGCAGAAGGTGAAAGACATGGAAGTAGCGGTTTCCTTGGACGTTCCCGAAGCCGCCCAGAAACTAGCTTTCAGTCGGCAGGAACACGCAAAGGCGGTAGCCGCCATGCGCAAGCTAAACCGAGGTGCCGCAAAGCAGAGGGCCTGGGTTTCGAATGGACTCAAGTACTAATCTGGTCCTAGTGTAGGACCACATAAAGTTTCAAAGGAGAGTTTACTAGAAGCATGCCAGAGTTCATCGCACCGTTGAAGCCGCTTCTGTGCCAGCGCGGACATCCGCGCATACAAGGCGAGAAGCAGTGCTATCGCTGCAAAAGAGCGCTAGCGACCAAAAGACATCAGGAAGACCCCAGACGGCACATGCTGCAGAACGCTAGGCAGAGTGCCAAACGCCTGGGCTTGCCGTTCAACATAGAAATAGAATACTTGGAGATACCAGTTGTGTGCCCAGCACTTGGCATAACGCTGCGTGCATCCACAGGCTATCGCACGGACAGCTCCCCTTCTGTGGACAGAATCATACCGCACTTAGGCTATGTAAAGGGTAATGTGCAGGTGCTCTCCATGCGTGCAAACCGAATTAAGAACGACGCTACTGTTGAAGAGCTAAAGAAACTCTACGACTTCATGCAAAGGACTACATGCCAGAATTTATAACCCCGCTGAAGCCTTTGGTGCTCAGCGATCTAAAGCCACCGCTATGCATCACCGTTGTGCATGATGCCGTTGGCTTGAAGGAACTAGAAGAGTACATCGAAAGTAAACTGCGGACAGAGGTGCGCCCAGAAATAGGCGTAGATACAGAAACCAACATCTGCGATGACTTCTGGTTTCGCCGCTGCCGCACAATCCAGGTCGGAGACAAGTTCCGACAGTTCGTAATCGACCTTCTATCTTTCGCTGGCTCCAAAGATGCGCTGATCGAATCGCAAGGCGCATACGGGGTCAACTCCAAAGGATACTACAAAGAGATTTTCAAAGTGCTGCAGCCTGTCCTGTGCACAAAGAACTTCTTGAAGGTGGGGCAGAACCTCGCGTTCGAATATACCATCTTCTGGTGGAACTTCGGCTACCGCATATGGAATTTGTACTCCACAGATATGGCAGAGCGCGTCATTCAAGCCGGGACAATTCCGCTGAAGAAGATGGCAGAGTTCTCCATGGCATCTATCGCAGCGCGTCACTTCAAGATCGCCATAGACAAATCAGAGCAAGAAGGATTCGATCTGGAGACGCCTCTAACGCCGAAGCAGATTGAGTACGCAGCGTTCGACGTGCGCTTCCCGTTCGCTATGCGGCAGGCTCAAATCAACATCATGACGGCGGACCAGCTATTAGCGACTTCGCAAATTGAGAACGACGCTATTGGCGCGTACACAGACATGCACTTGAACGGCCAGAACCTTGACGACGAACGCTGGATAAAACGCATCCATAATGTCGTGGAACGCCGTGCAGGCGAGCTGAAGATTCTGGACGAAGGCTTCATGCCCTACGTTGGGAACAAGCACAACCAGATCGACGAAGTAGAAATCAATAAACGATACGAGCATTGGCAAAAAGACTTCGAGATTGCTACACCACGTGAGCAGCAGCTGGCCGCAGAAAAACGCCTTGAGAAAGACAAGGAGAAGAAAAAGGCGATTGGAGAGTTGTTAAAGGAGGCAGAGAAGGCGCGAGCAGCGGACAAGGCGGTAGCTAGGAAAGCGTACAGTGAGTTAAGCAAGAAGCGCACAGAGATAAAAAACAAACTGGAGAAGTGTGAAGGAGAGGCATTCATCAACTACGGCTCGCGTGACCGGTTGCTGGCCGCTCTACAGCAAATGCCTGGGATGAAGAACATTCAGGATACCCAGGACGATACGCTATTGCGCTTCAACGACAGGCCGTTGATTCAGACACTACGAAAATACAACAAGGGAAAGAAGGACACAGGGACGTACGGACTACAGTGGACACAGCGCTGGATTACGAAGCCACTGTCCAAAGAAGGATGGCGTCACCCAGGTGATGGCCGTCTGCACTGCCTATTCAATCAACTTGAAGCAGAAACTGGTCGCTCATCATCGTCCAAGCCTAACGCGCAGAACCTCCCCAAAGACGACGAGGTAAGAGCATGCTTCATCTGTGATCCACCGAACCCTTTGATTCGCGTCTCGGTTTGCTGCGACTCTGACACGTACCTTGTGAACGAGAAGTACGCCTGCGCGAAGTGCAAAGAGTACTGCAAGACGAAGGACGAAGAAAACTGCCTAGTCACGTGCGACATGTCCGGTGCCGAGCTGCGTATCATTGCAGAATTGGCAAATGCCACTACATGGATCACAGCCTTCAACAAAGGCTGGGACGTTCACTCGGTTTCCACGGAAATTCTGGAGCCAGTGAAGTGGCCGCAGTTGGCACTGCCAGATTGCGCTTACTACGAGAAGGATGCGAATGGGGAACTGAGAAGACAAAAGTGTAAATGCCCAGGCCATACAGAGCTGCGGCAGAAAACAAAGTCTATCAACTTCCTATTGTGCTATGGTGGCGGTCCTGCTGCCATAGCTGACGAACTGGGCATCACGACAGACGCTGCCAAAGAACTAATGCGCAAGCACGAAGCGGCCTTCCCTGATGTATGGGGTTTTCTTGATCGTCTAGGCAAATTAGGAAAGGCAACAAGAGAGGCTAGGGACATGTTCGGCAGACGCCGTTCGTTCCCAATACCAACTAGAGAAGTAGCGAGGTTGTGGTGGGAAGATGAACACGAAGACGATTTAGAATTGAACGATGAGGACAAAGCTGCAAGCATACTCAAGTTCAAAGCTACTAACCTTCGTGAGCCTAATAAAGAGGAATTAAGGCTTCTCACACATCGTTCCCCTACTTCAAAAGAAATAGACAAAGCTCTATACGCACTACAGGGTATCGTTGAACGCAAAGCAAAGAATCATCCAATTCAAGGAACTAACGCGTCTATAGCGAAGCGTTCCATGGGCTGTGGTTTTGACAAAGATGGAAAACCCTACCTCTGGCATATATTGCCTCAGTACAATGCAAAGCTAATTAACTTTGTGCACGATGAGCTTTTGGTGCAATGCCCAAAAAGATACGGGCAGAAAGTAGCTGAAATAATTGCAGATTGCTTCTCTAGAGCTGCAGCCGAAGTAATGCATAGCGTAAAAATGGAGGCCGAATGGCACGTAGCGAACCATTGGATGAAGTAAACTTAATAGGTAAAACCTTTGGTAAGCTTGTTGTAGTGTCTCCTTCTGGGCGCGTTAAGAGCCACCGAATGTGGAAGTGTAGATGTCACTGCGGAGTTGAGAAGCAGATAAGGCAGGAACATCTCATATCCGAAGGCACAGTTAGCTGTGGCTGCTTCAGAAATACGCCCAAGCTTAGGCCCTATGAATACTTATACAATAGGATTAAAAAAGGAAAGCATGCGGTGACTTTATCCTATGAAGAGTTCTTAGAGTTTACTAAAGAACCTAAGTGCCATTACTGTGGTGCTCCTGTGCGTTTCAAAACACATATCTATATGGAAGGAGAAAGCGCCACTAACTTAGACCGCAAAGACAACTTACTAGGGTACTCCAAGTCTAACTGTGTAGTTTGCTGTAAACGGTGTAATGTTGGAAAGAACTCAAACTTCACTTATGAAGAGTGGGTGCAAATAGGAGCACTGATAAAATCATGGCATACCTAAACTGTCCCTATTGCCCCTCCCAGGCGTACAGTACTGGGAGGTATGTTTATCATGGTTTGCTGGATGAATTCCAGTGCGTTTCTAAACACAAATTCTATGCAGTGAAGGAGAGAGATGACGAAAGAACAACAACTGATGAAGGAAGTAGAAGTGGAACTGGCGAGGGCTCGTAGTTTATTCAAGCCCATCTACAGTCCACATGAAGCTCTGGGAGTCGTTCAGGAAGAGTTTGACGAGTTCAAAGCTGAGGTGTACAAGTTCAACCTTGGAAAAGGCCGGGACACACGCCCAGAGATGCGTAAGGAATTAGTCCAGCTTGCCACCATGGCTCTGCGCTCAATCCTAGACGCATTGCAGTACGATCCCACGGCAGGTAAGTGATGTTCAAATCCTATACGGACGGAGCAGTGCGCGTTTCTAACCCAGGCGTGGCAAGTTGTGCCTGGGTTTTGTACGATACATACAAACCAGAATGGAAATTGGAACAGGGAACCTTCTTAGGTTCCCCTCATTCCAACAATTACGCAGAATATCAAGGGTTGCTAACACTGTTGCAGTACTTGTATGAGCAGCGTTATCGTAATGTAGTTATATACTGTGATAGCAAACTAGTAGTGGAGCAAACCAATCAGAGATGGGAAGTGAACAGCGAAGAACTACGTCCGCTCATGAGCAGGGCGTATGGCCTGCTGGTGCAAGGCACACATGTTCTGAAGCACATCAAAGGTCACGAGGGGGAAGTAGGCAATGAACGCGCCGATGAACTTTGCAACATGGTGCTTGATGAGCATAAGGAGGAATATGAGAAACAAAATTAGGTTTCATCTGTTGGCTTTGCTGCGCGACCTGAAGATGTGGCGCACAAGTTGTGTGCGCTGCGGAGGGCTGGGCGCGTACCCGTGCAGCATTTGCGCCTGTTTGCCAATGTGCACTGGGTGTCAGACGGAAGAGAGCATCTTGCTGGATAGGAGACTCAATGGCGAAACGATTGGTAAAGCGTACAGCACCAGAGGCACCGAAGCCTCTACCAACGCGCAGTGAAGAACCAGAAACAACGCTGGGCAAAGAACCTGTGAATGTGGCGACGAAAACTGCGCCGTTGCTGGGTAAGTGCATCAAGTGCCAAGTTATGCCTGCGCATTCTAGCAACGACCACCTCTGCTATGACTGTCACAAGACGGCGACAGGGTACTACTACGATGGCGAAAAGAACTTATATCTGAAGAAGGGCGGCAGGAAATGAGATGGCAGTGGGTGGAAACACGCTGCGAGATGTGCAGCAATATATATATATATATATACGGGCTCGTCATTGTGCCTTCCCAACAGAGCAGCCTGTAAATCGACAATCATAGAGTAGTACACAGCCTGTCAATATGGTTCCCTCATGGAACTGTATTGGCAGGCTATTTTTGTGCCCAAAACAAAAAGCCCTGGTCATCCGCATTGCGCGGAGCCAGGGCGTTTCTTAGTTTACGGTGAGGCCGACAACAATGGGGTTGTTGCTGCCCATCCAGATGTGTTCGGTAATCACCTTCGGAGGGATTATGCCATAGACTTCCTTGATGCTTTCGCCAACCTCGTAGGCATTGATCAGTGCTTTGCAATACTCAAGCAGTAAATTGTCGTTCTCTGATGCTGTTGCGATTTTCATTGTGTTGCTCCATGTGCTCGGCCCTAAGGGCACGGCGGATTTAACTACGCATCCAGTATAGCACATCTGCCCAGATCGGCCGCCGCTTTGGCGGTTGGTCCTGCTCCATTTCCGCGAATTTTTGCAGCGCTTCCCGCCTGTGCGGCGATTGCATGGCATATTCCCCGCAGATTGTGCGGGGATTCCTACACACCTATGCGCAACATCCCCTCATGCGCGAGGCCGGGAAAATTCCCAGGCGGCTTGCTCGGCAAAAGACGGGGTGGCACCTGGGCGGATCGCAAAGCGTTTTCCCAAATGTTACACGGTTGTAACACATAGTCAGACAGCCCAGGCTCTGAGGTAAGCGGCAGCGGCTTCGCAGTACAACGGGTTGTCCCGAAGGAAGCCTATGGCAGAGTTGCACCCATTACATAACAGTCCCCTAGCCAGAGGCTGAACAGTATGCGCGTGATCGGCACAGGGCGTGGTTGTGAAAGCCTCTTTGCAGATAGCACAGCAATTTCCTTGCTCCTGCAGAGCGTTGCCGTAGCGTTCTGCCGTCCATCCCTTCTGTTTTAGGTGCTCTGTTCGCTTGGCTTCTGGGTGTGCTTTCCGGTAGTTGGCTCTGTGCTGTGCCTTCTTGGCGGTATGATGGGCCGCATATTCAGGGTCCGCCATGCGTCGCTCTTTGCGAGCTTCCCTGGCTTTCCTACGGCGTTCCTTGGCTTCCTCTGGGTGTGCCAATGTCCACTGCCGAGCACGCTCCACGGAAGAGGCGTTCCACCTCGCTTTGCTGTTCAAATCTCGGTCATGCTGCCACAGGGCATAACGCTCTGCAGTGGCCTTGCTTTGGCTGGGCGTCATCATCGCGTTCGCCTTGCCGTTCCAGTAAACTTTTAACCTGGGCATAAGCCCTCCTTAGGTACCTAAACCATTATACCACATACTAGGTACGTTTATCAAGACATTTTCCACCCGCGCATATGTACCTGCGTGTCGATCCTCGCCCCCGCATTTCTAGATAGGGTGGTAAAGCAGGGCGTACCTCCGGGTCGAATCGCCGGGTAGGATTCGCCTAGCGTTCGCCCTGCGTGTGCTGTGCTCATGCTTGGCCTTCGCTGTTCGTTCGCTGGGTTGTCGCTAGGTCCAGGCCGAGCGTTCGCCTAGCGTTCGCTTTGGGCTCTCCCTAATAGCTTGGATAGGTACAGTTGTTTAGGCACACTGCTGGGATGTCCTTTGTTATCAACATTGCTTAGGTAGAGTTCGTACCTAATGAATCCCTTGGGGCTCAAGGTCAACGATACGTGATCATACATGAGATAAGGTAAACTATAAGACACCTTAAGTCAACATGAGATAAGGACTTAGCGTTCGCCTAGCGTTCGCCTTGCGATGCGCAAGGGGAATCGCCGTGCAGAGGCGCGGGGAAGATCGCTTAGGAAATGCTAGGGCGAACGTTTGGCGTAAGCTATTTAGATGCTAAGGGATACGAGGAAGAAGGCAAGGCGAAAGCTTAGACTAAGACCATGCCAATGGCTATGCGTTACAGCTTGTAACAGTAAGATCAGGGATTCCATAGTGTTACACCTTGTAACACCGTAGCACGTTGCATTGTCTATTTCAACGGTGATTCCAGTTATAGGTACATGAAACTGGCATGCTAGGCACAACGGTGAGAGATGCACTGCAGAGGCACGGCGGGGAAGCTAAGGCGAGACGCACGGCAAAGGCTTTGCCTGTCCCTCTGTCCTCTCCTTCAATAGGCTCCCGACTTGTGGGTCCGAATGCATACGCACAGTGTACGCTTAGAGGACTGCTACGAAGAACATAACCAGCCCGACTAAGCAACCTACGACTAACGCTAGGCGAATAACACCGATAGCGAGATCGCCAACAGTGGAATCCGCTGAAGCTACGCTGGTTGTTGGTTTGTACTCGGGATGTGCTGCTTTCCACTCTGTGAATGTCATATGCACATCCTATAGCCTAGCCAATGCCTTGTCAACATAACCGTAGTAACTAATGGTAACCTGCTTGGCTAATGCTTGGCGCTGTAGCTTTGATCCTGTCCCTTGTGGCAGCCCTAGCCAATGGCGCGGCTTTGCAATGCATATTGTACTGAAAGCCTTTGTTATGAATGAGATAGACCAAGCAATAGCACAG